AGGTAAATATTTATTAGAATTAGATCATGATGATATTATATTATCGCCAATATTGGAAGATGCTTATAATATATTTGAAAAAAACGAAGAAATAGGATTTGTATACTCTGATTTTATAAATATGTACGAAGATGGTAGAGATTTTTCATATAAAATGTCAAAAATTTTTGGAAAAGGTTATACCGGATATTATAAAAGAAAATTTAACAATAAATGGTTGTCCGTTTGTGTTTGTCCTGGAATAAATAATATTACAACAAGTCATTTAGTATGTTTACCAAATCATCCAAGAATTTGGAGAAAAAAAACATTACTCGAATTGGGTAATTATAGTGAATTTTTACCTATTTGTGATGATTTTGAAATATTGATGAGAACAATGTGTAATACAAAAATAGCAAAAATACATAAAGCAGGTTATATTCAATTTATGAATAATAATTCTAATAATTTTTCATTGATACGAAATAAAGAAATAAATAGATTAGGTCCATTTTATTTACAACCACAATTTTACAAAATGTATGATGTTAATAAAATAATGAAAGATAAAGATGCACATGAAGATGAAAATTACATAAACAAGATTAGATCAAACATATGGAAAAGAAACGATTGGGAACATAAAGTGTGTAATATTACTGTAAATCCGGATTATGACAAACAATATTGTTTATTGGGTATTGGTAGTTTATATGATGAAAAAATAAAAGAAGCTTATAAAAACATAAGAAATGATTTTATATTATTATCTAATACGGAAACAACCGATAATATAATAAATGTATTAGAACAAGAAGGTTATGATAGAATGAAATGTTATGGTTTAGATTGTTCTATAGAGGAATTAGAAAATTATTTTCATTTAATATGTAAATATACAGAAAATTATGAAATTATAAAAGATGAAACAGTTAAAAAAAGTAAAACATTTCCTACTCGTTCGTCTGTTGTAAATAAATATACAAACAAAGAACACACATATCTTGAAATAGGTGTAGAATATGGTACTACATTTTCTAAAATAAATTGTAAGTCTAAGATAGGAGTAGACCCTGACCCTAAATTAGAAGATGATAGAATACTAAAAGTAACGAGTGATGAATTTTTTGCAAGTAATTTTGAAAAGTTTGATAGGATATTTATAGATGGAATGCACCAAAGTGATTTTGTCAGGAGAGATTTTAATAATGCAATTGAATGTTTGGGAAAAGATGGCGTTATATTTATAGATGATATTTATCCACAAACAGAAAGAGAACAATATAAGATACCTATTAAACATGTATATGAAAATGATATATTGAAATACAGAGAGCCGTGGACAGGAGATGTTTGGAAAGTAATATATTACATTATGAAATATCATAAAGACGATATAGACTTTGAATTACACACTCATAAAAATTACAGAGGAGTTGGTAAATTTTCTTTTAAAAAAGAATTTGAAATACCAGCAGAAAAAATGGACGAAATCGAAAGTTATGATTATAAAACAGATTTTAAAAATTATTTGTCACTTATAGTATTGAATCCTCTAGATAATTAAATACATATTTAATTATTATATGTATTTAACAAATTTGTTTTTCAGTTGAAAAGAAAAATACTTGAAATAATCTGCTATCTTCTTTTCCATTTCCAAAATAGTCCATACTACAATGAAAATGATTCGCATTAAAAATTACAAGTCTATTAAAAATGTTACCTACTTTATCAACTAATTCCCATTTAGATACATCTTGAGATGCAGCATCCATTTCTTTTTTATTATTTCTTGTTTTTTGTTCCCATTCAAATCTAGTTCCATCTTTATATCTATATAGTCCGGTTCCTCCATTAACTGGAGCATCAGGAGTCATATATAATACACCAGCCCAATTATTCCACGAATCTACATGGAACCAGGATCTATCTCTAGATGTTGTATATTGAAATGCTCCATTATAACTATCTTTTTCCATAGGGAATTGAGTTATTTTTCCTCCATATGGTTCAATCCATTTTTGAATTAAATCGCGTATTTGAGGAGTGGCAAAAGACACTGTTCTTTGACCAGGATAATTACCTCTAACTTTAAATTCTTGTTTTAATATGTGTTTTCTTGTTTCTAGAGGATTGTTATAAAAATTATCTACTATAATCATTACTGGGGTTGGTGGCGTTTTTCCCGTTTCAAAACCTTTTTTTCTAATGTGTGATAATTCACTAATTTCTGTTTTTTCTGTTTCTTTATTGCGCAAATCAGTGATAATACCTTGCAACACAGTATTTTTTTTTTTAAGTTTTTCTATTTCTTGTTGTAATTCTTCCATATAATTATTATAAATCATATAATTTAAATACTTTTAATTAAATTATATAATTAAGCGTCAAATCTAATATATGCTGTAATATGAACATATCCCGTTGAATCTCCAGGGTCAGGGGAGCCATCTTGCCGACAAACCGCAAATAAGTAATCACCTTCTTTAACTCTATCCCGGTTCGTATTCTCAACATCAAAAATATGAGCACTTGCAAAGGCTTCACTTCCCCCTCCAATACCTCCATTAATCCCTCGACAAAGTGCCTGTTTATTCGGGGCATTATATACAACAATATAAAATTCACATTTACCTCCTGGATCTTCAATAAAATCAATTGAAAATCCCAACAAATCACCATCCGCAGGGATAACATATCCAAATGGAAAATTGTGTCCAGCTCTGATACCTGCAATTGTCATTATATTACTAGATGAAATATCTGGAAAATGATTAAGAGTAGTAGTTGGAATGTTAACTCCTGCATATGCTCCTACTCTAATAAATTCACAATTAGCAAAGGTATTTCCGCTTCCAGTACCAAGATTATTAAATGTGATATTTGGATTGTCTGGAGTTGAATTACTATGCCACGTTGTTGGGTCACCTGTAAGCTTCGATGCAAATGTATATGAACCGGTTCCACCATAACCAGTTGGTTGATTACCCTTTTGTCCTTTATCACCTTTTTGACCCTTTTCACCCTTTTCACCTTTTTCACCCTTTGCACCTTTTTCTCCCGGTAATCCTGCTTTAGTAATTATAATGTAAGAATGTCGGGAATTACCACCTATTAATGCATTAGTTGTTGAACCGCCCTGATTCCCTGAATTATATTTAAATCTAATTCTATCTGTAGTTGTATTAGTAATTCTAACAGTGGTTTTACCGTGTAAAGTATGAAATAATTGTGATGTTGATTCTTGTTGATTTAGGTTTGTAAATGCTGTAATTTCTTTTATAGTTTCCCATGAAGTGCTAGTATCATTAGACATTTGAACTGAAATATAATGACTTGCATTTGTATATGTAAGATTACTTCTGAATCTATGTGTAGATTCAATCGTATAAACACCTGTTTGAGGGAAACGAAGTCCGTGTCCATCTCCGACAGTAGTCCCTGATTGATAGAACATACGATTTACTGAATCTCTTACTACTCCATATGTTGCACCTGTTCCTGTAATTGTTTCAGGAGTTTGAGTATATTCCACATTGTCTGTATCAGCTGTTATAGTAGAACTAGTGACATGTAACATATCTAACATACCTACTCCACCTAAAACTGTTCCTGTTGCTCCCTGAGCTCCTTTTGCACCTTTTTCCCCGGGTAATCCTGCTCTAGTAAATGTAACCCAGGAATTACCATTTCCACTTTGCACTAAACTAGCAAAATCTCCGTTTCCTTCATAATAATTAAATCTTACTAATACATTTGATGTATTATCTACATTAATAGTTCTATTAGCACTGAATGTGTGTGTCAATTGAGTAGGCATATTTTGTCCGCCTTTTTCGCCATAAATTTTAGCAATAGTAAGCCAATTTGTCCCAGCATTAGAAGAATATTCTATTGCTACATAAGAATCATTGGGTTGGGTACCATCACTACTATCAAATCTTATTTGAAATGTGCAGTCTAGTATATATATTCCTGTTTTTGGAAATGAAAAATATTTATTTGTACCATCCCAAACCATTTGATTTCCAGTGCCTATAATTTTACCAAGCCAGGTGTCAGTCGTTTGACTAAATGTTATCAATTCGTTAGTATTATCTCCACTAGCTTGAATAGTAGGAGTAACAAACCAAGTATCTAACATACCAACACCTCCTAATACAGTTCCTGTAGCTCCTTTATCACCAGTTACTCCTTGTATACCAATCTCTCCTTTTAGTCCTTTATCGCCTTTTTGTCCTTTCAAACCTTTTTGTCCTTTTTCACCCTTTTGACCACCACTATCACCTTTTTCTCCTTTTGGACCAGCAGCGATACATGATTCACCGCTCCTATATGCTCTTCTTCCTGAAATATAATTACCATAAGTAGGAAATGACATTATATATATAATATTTGATTATTATTCAATAAATAATAAAATATTAATTAACAAGTGCAATTTCTATGAATTTTTTTTGCTTCATTTCTTGCAGCATCTAAATGTGTTTGATTTATTGTACCTGGCATTATAGATCCCTGAGGCTGAGGACCCCATTTGTCACATAAATCATCTTTTCTAGCTTTTGCGTCAACATCATTTGGATTAAAAAGTAGAGCAATATCGAAATTTTTGATAGCTTCTTGTATATTGGCGGGAGTAGCATTAACATAT